AAGTCTGCCTTGGCTTGGCGCCTCCACTCGGAGCTGTGCTCCATATCCGCGATGAACCACTTCTTCAGGTTCAGATAGAGAGCATCCGTATCGAGCTTGGACGGCTCGCCTGTCGGCTCTACGTCTTCGGCGAGTTGTCCGTCCATGGTCATATTCCCTTGGCGCAGAGACCGGCGCTACGCGCCGCATCCTCGATGGTTTCCCCGGCACGCTGCCGAGCGAGATTGACACCAATACAGTGGGGCTTGGACGCGCCTTCCTTCTGGTAGGTGAACTCAACGATGTTGCCCGTCACTTCGAACTTCAGAAGCTGTACGCGGGCGCCGCACGAGCCGTGAAAGGCCTCACTAACAATTGTTGCCGTGCGATCCATGCTGGGGTCGTGCGTGGCCATGGTCAGTGACCTTTCTTGCGGCGCGGCTGAATGTCGTTGATGTCGGCCACGGCTGGGTCACGCTTCCCTGCCATAAGCATCTGCGTCGACTCCACTCGACTCGACTCGACCTCACTCGACTCTGGTGCACTCTGCGCGTGTAGGGATTCGATGGCTTCAATCAGCCAGAAGCGGGCTTTCGGATGCAGGAAGTCGTCCAAATACATTTCGGACTTCGCGCGCTTCTCCCAACGGCTGATGGCCGATTCAATCGCGGCCCTCTTGAATAGTCTGTCTGCCGCATCCGCCACGATCGGCTCCATGCCCTCACGAATGTTCCTAATGTGCTTCGGCTCACTCATGCCCAATCCCTCCAACAAGCTGTCAAGCTGACCATGCCGATCCTCCACCACGCTTCGCATCAACAAGAGATGCCATCGCTAAAACAACCCCAGCAATCCATATGGACATGACATCCGCATTAACGCTCCCCAACACGTAGCCACCCAAGTAGCCAACGACTACCAAAGTCGTTCTCCTCAAGCCGACCATGCAGAACCTCCTACGTTGCTGCGCTTCTTGTATTCACTCGGAGCCGTGCGGGCTTCCCTGAGCATCATCACGCCGTAGCGAGTGGCGGACATCAGGTCGTCTCGCAATTTGACGATCTTGCCGTCCTTGCGATGGTAGAGGCGGAATTCCTCAAACCAGTCATTCAGGCCGGCGAACACCTTCAGCCGCCCCGTCTCCATGCGCTCGAGCATCTCCATCAGGCCAGCCTCGACACCGTTCCCGCCCTCGGCGTGCTCGGCCTTGTCGTCCAGCATTTGCAGGCCGTGGGTCTTGTATTGCTCCTTGAGCTGGTCGCCGCTGCCCTTGTCGTGCTGCAGTCCGTCATGAGGCCAGGCCACAGGTATCCACTTGCCCCAAGCCGAGATGGCAACCGAGTGAATCGCAGGCACAGCCTCCTTGCGCCGATAGCAGGCGCGGACATACACGCAGTCAGTGTCTCGATCCCATGCAAGAGCAGCAGCAGCGGTCGGATGATCCCAGCCAAAGTCCATGCCGACGATCTGAGGCCAGTGCTTGGGAATCTGGATGGGCTGGCAGGTGATCAGCGATTCCTCGACCGGGAAGATCCGCCCCGAGCCCATGGTCGGAATGCCCTTGGCCCTAGCCTCGCGCTCGTGCGGTGGATAGCTCGCAATGATAGATGCGCGCTCAGCCTCGCTGTAGTGCTCGACGTCATCAATCGTCATGCTGGTGACGGAGCGGGTCATTTAATCACCTTCAGCTTAGGCTCGTGGTATCCTTGCCCAAGCGCGACTCCGCGGTGCATCGGCCTTGTTCTAAACTCGCAGAACACGACTCCATCATTGATGCTGCGTGAAACGGGCACGACGAACTGAAAACCTAGCGTTTCGTCGATCTCGTTCTGCATCATGCCGCGCTCAATCTCGTAGCGAAGTTCATGCAGCAGCTTCTCGACTCGTTCGCGCCTGAAATTCGTCTTGTCGTTCACTGTTGTTCCCCAAGCAAAAACAGGCTCACAACCTCCGACATACCCATGAGCGGAGTGAATGTCATGATTACGAACTGTCCCAACTGGCCTCTATTGGTTCTCGTCAAGCCTTCCGTATAGATGTCAAGCGGACTTTCTTCATCGAACCATACCCCATCCAGCGTCGGGCCTTGCCACTTCTCTCGGCCCTTCTCGTAAGACTTGAAGCTCAGCGTGGATACATTAGAAACATCTCCACCGCCGCCCCATCTTACTGTCACGTTGTCGAGCAGGTTGGGCACGCCCATTGCTCTATCCCAGTCCACAAGCGCATCCTTGGGGATCATGCCGGTTCCCCAGGCTTCCTGCTGTGTCGGCGGGCCAACGAGCACGCGCTGCGGGTTATCTCGAGTGCTGTCGCCGGTCACGCCGCTCGCCCACATGGTCACGGGCTTCTCAAACACAGCGCCTTCCCACCAATCAGGATAGCGCCCGGTCAGGTGCATCGCCCATTCGGCGCCACCTGAGAGGGTCTTGCCCAACTGATTTCCGGCCATGAACAGCCTTTCCGAGTGCGTCTTGCCCGCGGTGTGGAACTCGATCTGCTTCTTGTACGGCGTGTAGAAGTTGAGCCGGTTAGTGTTTCGTCTTCTCGTCGCTTCCCGTTCGAGTTGCTTCAGCAGCAATGACGGACTGCAGGGTAGCGAGAGCGCGAGCGAGGTCATCGTCAGAAAGCTCCTCGACCGTGGTTTTAGTGATGTTCAGTTCCTTGGGCAGAATGCCGGCGATCACCTTGAGATAGTCCGCTGGCTTGGTCTCCCTGACTTCCTGAATCGCGGCCACGCCGTGAGCCTCGAAGTCCTGCTGAAGCGCCGAGATGAAGTCTTCGCCGAGCTTGTTCTTGGAGCCCTTGGGGCGGCCAGCAGGGTTGCCAGAGACGCCCTTGACGAACGGCTTTCCAACTTGCTCTTTCTTGCCTGTTGTATCAGCGCTCATTGAGGGTGCGCTCCCACTCTTCATTGAGCTTGTACATGACACGCATAACGGCAAACCAAGTGAGGAATGACCCCACGGCCACGCCTGCAAGAAATGCCACAGTCACCATGACGTGAGGATCAATCTGCATTATGTTACTCCGTAGGCGTGACACAGGGTGACACTGGCTCTGACACAGGGTCGAGCACGGGCAATGCTGATGAATTCTTGCCCTTTGATTTCTTTGATTCATCCATCGGTGTCAGCCAGTGTCAGACGTTGTTCAATTAGGCGCTGCAACTTGAGCCCTTCGCGATAGTCTAAATAGCCTGTGTCAGTCGGTGTCTGGAGGGATGGTACAGGGTGGAGAGTGATGTGTGCTGGCGGCTGGTAGGCTGTGTCAGCTATTGCCATCTTGCGTCTGAACCTGCGCTCTCGCTGCTGCTCCAGCTCCTTGTAGCGGATGCGCTCTGAGCGGTTCATGTCAGCGATGCGCTTCTTGGGCATCAGACTGCAATCGCTAGTATGCTGAGTGTGCAACCTACGGTCGCCTCAAAAATCACATTGCCCTTGTAGCGAGGGCTATCCTTGTCGGCCGGCTGATTGCGGGCGTTCGTGTTCAGTTCGATAGCCACGGTATAGCCTGGCTCGATCTGGACGTGCAGCAGCTTGGTCGTGCCAAGTTCTGTGAGCTTGGGGCTCGTGTTCGTCGGCGCAGCGATGCTGGCCTCTACGATCTCGCGAGCGATGTATGGCTGCTTGAGAACCACGAAGCTGTCTGCCGTGTAATTGGCGACGCCGCTGTGGTTATAAATCGAGACCTTCACCGTGGCCATGAATTCCCCTGTGGATAAACGGGGCAGGACCCCAATCCTGCCCCTGTATTCGACGCGAGAGAGTGACTTGTCGGGAAGCAAATACGGACCCGAGGCGGTGCGAATAGTTGCGTTCTACCACAGATGGTCAGTCCGTGACTTTACGCAGCCACGCAAACCACTGATGCAACTAACATAATTTACTTGATTTTACAAGATTCAGCTATCCAGTGATCGATAGCCGCATTGATGAAAGCGGTTCGCGTTACCATCGCCGGCAGCATTCTCCGGCACCGATCAATCCGCTCAATGGTCTCGCTGCTGAGATAGAGCGTAACGTGGTGCCCGGTTGCCGGCTTGGGCGGCATCCTGTCGAGCCCTAGCTCGAGTCCCTCAGCTATCCTCTCGGCCCGCTCAATGGCTTCCAGTGCCTCAGCGACCGTGGCCGAGAACCATTCGTCCTTGACGTGCTTTCCCGCCAGCTTGAGCAGCCGATGGGCTGTCCGCTCGATGAGCTCGGCGTTGGCCTTGATCTCGGTAAGGTGCGCGATGCCAGCGACGCCGCGGATCTCCTTGATCCGCTTTTCCACCCGGGTGGAGTGGCCGACTTTGACCAGGCCATTGTCGCCGTGGAGGATGTAGATCTTGGCGTTGGCTCTCATTTGGACATCTTCAGCACGTTAGAGACACCGGCCGCAGCCTTGCGGGCCTTCACATGCGCCTTCAGCACGACCTCTATGTAGTTGGTGAGGCTACGCGAATCCTCGTCGGCGAACGCCTGGAGGTCCGCTTTGAGGTCAGGATCTAGCCTGTGGCTAAGGGGAACTGTCTTTGACATGGCACTAATGTAGCGCAGTCTGTGGCAAAGTCTAGCAAAATGATTTCTGTGGATAACAATTGTAGCGCTTGACGGATGCGCTACGATGCGCTACATTTACTTCATGAGCACCGGGCAGTCCGGTCTCACAATGGGAGAAACGGAAAATGACCTACTCAATCATCATCGAGAACGCAGACCAGACCAAGACGATCAAGCATCACATCAGCCTGGACGAAGCGACGGACCTGCACAGGAAAGCGATCGAAGCCAAGGCGAATGGGATCTGGATCGGAGACATCTGGGACGCGGACCACCCCAGGGAGATCGTGAACTACCGGAGATAAAGGAATGGAGTGGCGGGGGAGACCCCGCCACAACTCTCCAGGCAAAAGGCTAAACGGAAAATGGACGACGAGGATTTGAAGATGGATAAGGATACGGACGGTAAGCTATTCGCCGCCGCGCTCTATGTCATCACGGACATGTGGGGAAAAGAGATGGGCGACCTACAGCGCGCATCGCTTGCCAACCAAATCGTTCGCGAGATTGAGCGGCGCGGGATCGTCATGCCGGCTGCAGCAGCCGAGCCACCTAGCAGTGGTGATGGCGTCATATCTGATTACGTGATGGTGCCGCGCAAGGCATCTGACGAGATGGTCGAGCAAGCGCGCATGACGCTGCCGGGCATAGTCGACATCTGCGACGCTGACATCGAAGACATTTACGAGACGATGATAGCCGCTGCTCCCCCCTCTCCCCGCTCAGATGAGGGGAGTGGGTTGACACCTCACAGCGCGGCTGTTTCGGCTATCGGCTCCGCCGATAAAGTGGATTGGCGCCAGCGTTATTTCGAGGCGCGTGACGCTCTCTTTCAGTTCAAGTATCCGCCCGATCCTAAGCTGTTGCGTGAGATCGCCGACGAGATCGACTGCGGCCGCGATTGCAAACACGGCAATACTGAGTGGGACACCAACGCCTTTGTGTGCTCGCGTTCGGATAGCAAGGAAGGATGCGACGGCGAGAAGGCGTCGTGCCTGCGTCAGTTTGCAGATGCCATCGATGTGTGTGCTTCACTACAGCGCGAAGCGCTAGGCGAAACTCCCGTGGAGTGAGCCGTCACATACTCAATACCTCGCCTCCCAGCCGAAAGGCCACGGGAGGCTGAGGGCGTAGAAGGCCCTAAAATAAGCCGGCCCGACGAGGCGTTCGTAGCGCCAAGCCGGGCCTAGATCGAACCCTATCACGACTAGGAGACGACCATGCAAAGCCGATACTACATCAATTCGCTCGCTTCAACCATCGGCGGTGCTATTGCGGCTGGTTCTGCAATCGCGCTGTTGACAAGGGACGCCCAGCAGACCGGGTGGACCTACGACCATTCGATGATGATCCCGCTCGTAGGGCTCACCATCCTGTTTGGGCACGAGTCGCTTCGTGCTCTGAAGGAGTTCAAGATCGTTTCGTGCACCGCGTTCCTTGCGCTCGCAGTGTTCGGATCCTCGATCGTGATCTCCGAAACCATGGGCCGTCGCGCCGAAAGCCGTGACGCCAAGGTAAGCTCTGCAACTAAGGACGTCGACCAGTACGCTTCCCTGCTGACGAACCTCGACAAGGCGAACAAGCTCGCAGCCGAGGCCGAAGGCTGGGTTGCCAATGAGTGCAAGACGGGCCTTGGCCCCAAGTGCCGCGGTGTCACCTTCACCCGTGACCAGCGGCTTGCCTACGCCGAGAAGCTGAGGAAGGACGCCGAGGCCCACAAAGCCCCGGCTCCGGTAGACAGCAAGGCGGATCGCGTTGCAGCCGTGGCGGCCCTTCTGGGCTTCCGGGCTGATGTGGCAAAGAAGGCGGTTCACACGTTCGAGCCGTTCGTGCTGCCGCTGTTCCTCGAGCTGGGGGCAATCTTCCTGTTCGGGTTCGGCGTTCAGCATCGGAAAGTGAAGCCCTCGACGCTTGCCGACACCAAGCAAACGTCGTTTGCCTTCGATCCTGAAGCACTACGCTTGCTGAAGGGTGATTTGCCGGAAAACGACCCGCCCAAAGGCGGCAAGCGTCGGAAAGAAGATCGTTTGCCAGCACGTTTGCCGGCCAATGTAGTCCAGCTCAGGCAGTCAGTTGCCGGCAAGCATCCGGTCCTGTCGGCTCTTGAAGTTGCTGGCAAGCCAATGACGAATACCGAGCTTGCCGAGGCAATGGGCGTTTGCGGTGGCGAGAGTACAAAGCGTCGCCGTGAAGTTGCTCACTTGCTGGACGAGGTGACCATCGGCAAGTTCGTGATGGTGTCACTAAAGGCTTGGAAAGCGACGGCCTAGTTTTTGGTGACGCCAACAAAAACCTCAACCCTCGGCTCAGGCCGGGGGTTTTTCTTTCTTGATCACGATCGCATCAACTGACACGAGCCAGATCGTCAACAAGACGCCGGCAATCAGCCCTAGCAAGAACCAGCTCATACCAGCCTCTTTCCCCTCACGACCCGGCTTCGATCATGCCAGCAATCACATCTGCTGGCGCTTCTAAAATCTCGACTGTGCCGTCTTGATGAATGATGAGAGGCTTTTCCTCGGGGTGAACTGCAATTATCCAGCCGTTGTATTTGGTTATGCGAGTGCCTGCGCGAAGCTCGCAGATGACCCTAGAGCCGTCACGCTTTGGCCAATGCTGCTCATCTGTCATACCAGCCTCTTGCCTATCACGACTTTCTGGACCTTACGGGCTGCCTTCCTCTGGGCTATGGAAGTTCTAAACGTGATCTTCCTCACAAGCGTAGGCTTACCGTCTATTATCTTGACGGTGTAGCCCTTGGTCTTGGGGCGGTGGCCGGTGGTCATGATGTGACGCCTTCGGAAGACGCTTCCTCGATTGCGCTCAAGCCGCGCGGCTCGTCGAGTTTGTGAATGATGGCGAGAGCACGCAACTTCACGACCAGCCTCGTGTCATCGTCCACTGCCGACCATGGCGTGCCGACTGTTGACGGATCAGTCTCCCAAAGAGCGAACGCCATTTCCTCAACATTCACTTGCGCGCGCAGCGCAGGCGAGGAACCCGGTTCCGAAGCTGTCATGTCCACCTCCTAAACTCTCGAAGCCATAGCCAATCCCTCTACAGCACGTCTCAGAGCCGCAGGATCAAGCCTAGGCTGGATTGGTGCCTGTGGCATTGGTTTGGCCGCTGGCGGGGCCTCCACGGGGCGGGAAACGATACGGGGAACGACGGGCGCCGGGGCGATTTCAACGGGGCGAACTGCAACCGGAGCGATTCCCATCGAGGCCAGATCATACCGGAACTGCCCCCCAGGCGTGCGGAAGTGTTTGATTTTACCAGCCTTTGCCCACCGTCGCAAGGTTTGCAAGCTGACTCCCAAGGTTTCTTTCGCGATTGCAGGCGTCACATAGTGGTTCATTGGTTCGGCTCCTTGATCATGAGGACGTAGAACTTGTTTTCAGGCTGGGGGATTGCTTCCCTCCAGCCACGGGTTGCGTAGTCTTCGACCTTGGAAGGCTGGACGTAGCGCCAGGCGATGTCGGAGCGCTTGAGTTGGCGGAGTTTCATCGATCCACTCCCGGCATTGAGCGGGCTAGTCCGCCGAGCGAGCGGTGCCCCATGTTCGCCTCGCGCCATGCCTTCGCCTCGAGTTCGCGCCGAGCCTGATCCGCCCAATAGTCGATCAAGCGTTTTTCCGGCATGAGGTCGCCGATCTGGATCTCGTCGATCTTCACGCCAGCCATGAGCCGCTGCTTGACGCCGAGCACGCAGCACTGGCGCAGCTCTTTCGCCCAGCCTTCGCGCTCCGACTGGATGGCCCACGGGTGATCCTTGAACCGAGACCCCCACACGCCGGTCATGGGCTCGATTTCGCCGGTCTTCTCGCAGCGCTGGCTGCCGCCGACGTAGTGGCGGGCCATGCTGTCTGCGCGGTCTGGCGTCATGTCGATCCATGCACGCGCCGGCTTGTCTTCGCGCTTTTGGCGTTCTTCCTGAGCGCTGTAGCGAACTTTGGTCATCAAAAGCCCTCCGGGATCAGGCCGGCTTCACGGAGCCAACCTTCCTTGGTTTTCGCGTCTGGTTCGTTGGGGTGGCGGCTGATCGTGATCGGCGACTTGGCGTGCCGTCCGTTGCCGTAGCCTCCGTCATGGAGTTTCGAGAAACTCGCCGGCTGAAGCAGGAAGTCGAGCGTTGCCCGCCAGCCGCGGTCGTTGGTGCCGGTCAGGAAGGCTGAGCGCTCGAGATTGGCAAGTGCCTTGTCCCAGCCGTCTTGCCCGTACTCTTTCAGCCGAGCTGAGATCTTGCGCTGACGGTCTGGGGTGAGCTTTGCCGCCTGGGGAATTGCCACCCGCAAGGCCAGCGAATTGTAAGCCTCAAATGCCCGTAGGCATTCGAGAGGCGTGCCCCCCTTGGGGGGTAGGGGGGTATTACCTTCTTCTAATTGTTTATTTGTTAGTGTGTTAATTTCTTGGTGTTGGCTTGGTGTTGGCTTGGTGTTGGCTTGGTGCTTTGCCTGGGATTTTGCTTGGTGTTCGGCCTCTTGCATAAGTTGATATTTTGAGTAATTACATATAGTTACGATCTGGATTTGGTTGGTGTTGCGCTTGGTGGGATGGTTGGCGCAGTGGCGAGTGATCATCGCTTCGTTCTGCAAACGTTTCAGAAACCAGCGCACCTTGTCCGCGGTCCATTTCCAGCGAGTCGCAAGGTAGGAATGGGCCGCCATCAGATCGCCAGGATCGAGGACGATAACCGTCCCCTTGTTCATGGCGCGGCGGGGCTCGTAGGAGGCCATCGCTAGTAGCGACAACCAAGCCTCTAGGTCGGTGTACGACCTGTCACCGACGCCGACGATGGGATGGGAGAAGATTTCACGGCTGACAGCGAACCAATTACCGGCCCGGTCATCCTCGATCGGCGGTCCGCCGTTGTGTGTATGGTCCACCATTTATCCACCGCTCGCGTTCAAAATGCTGTTGCATCTGTCCAGCGATGGTGGTAAATAACCACGTATCGCTGGTGTGATTCGACTTACCGGTCCTGTCCACCACTCGTCACCGCCAAGTGACCCACAAACCGCCAACCCAGTTTCCGAACCCTTCAGGCGCCAACCTGAGGGGTTCTTTCGTTATGCGACCACGTAAGCGGTCAACCGACGCAACTTCCCCTTGGAACGGTCCCGAACCTGGGTCTTGACAAGGAGTCGGCCTAGAGCTGCCCCAAGGGCGTTTTCAGCTATAGGCGTCTGGCCGTCCTCGTCGCAGTGCCACAGGTACAGGTTCCAGATCCCCCGCGGTCCCGACCAGGCTATTTCGCCGGTCAATCCCTCGGCACGCAGGAACGAAACAAACTGACAGGCCGCGGCGTATGCCGGCAGAGGCGGGGAGACGGGCCTTGGAGGGCAACCAGCCTCCCCAACCTCCACCGTACGGTCGGCCACTGCTTGAGGCGCATCGCCCCGCACAGGCGGATTGGCCGGCCGTACCCCCAACATGCCCAAGCTCAGGGCTTTCAAAAACAAGCCACCTAACTCGAGCATAAATTCCCCCGAAAAGACCCCAGGACAGAGTGCCGTCCGCCCTGGGGAGTTGGTCTTAGGGAGACTACTCTACTGACACCAAATGCTCCTGCTTGTGGCACGGAGCGCAAAGCCAGATCACAGAGAGGGGCATCGAATAATCACGATGATGAGCGTGCACCTTCTCAGCGGAACATTTGGCACATGGCTCGCTGACTAGCGCGCCGGCGGCCAGTGCTCTTTCGACCATCTTGTGGGCTGCCCGCTTCTCCCGGTTGCGAGCATCCCATTCGCGCTTCTTGGCGTTTGCACGCCTTCCGCGCTCGGCAAGGCAACTCCTGCACACGGGTCCATAGCGACGCCTCCCCCTGCGTATGCCATAGGCGTGCAGTACTTTTTCCTCGTGGTGCTTTTCGCAAACGGTCAATGAAGTCCCCTGCCTCGCTGCGGATCGCGGCAGGGGAGAGCAGATGGTCGGCACGGGCAGGCGTGCCGCAACGGGCCCTGACCCCCTCCGCTGCCGTTCATAGGCAGAGGCCCATCTGCTCACCGCTGGCGCGGTCACTCACTGTACAAAACGTGAACAAAATCAATCAATTGCATACAACTAGTGCGGGGATTATATTACGCTGCGTACCCTGTAGACGTCGAATGATCGACGCGACCCCGTTTCACGGGCGACAAACGCTTGAGCACATCGAGCGTAACGCCCTTGATTTTGCGACGCTTTGCCTTCTTGGCGACGTCCACCCAGTAGTACGACGCGATTGACGAACGATGACGCATCAACTTGACCGTCCCCTCCCTCACGCCGATGTCCCGCGCGAACTCGCACAGGCTAGGCCAAGCGCCGATGATGTCCCGATGGCTTTGGTACATGCGACGCAGATTACGGTGCGTAACCCGATTTGTCAACCCGATGTAACTTGCCAGCGCAACTTGATGTGTGACAAATGAACACTCCAAGCGATAGACTAGTGCGTGCAAGATTGAATGCAGGGTTCAAGGGGCCTAGGGCGGCATCAAGAGCCCACGGCTGGAAAGAGCAGACGTACAAAAGTCATGAGTCGGGGGGCAGGCAGTTCAAGCTGGAGGCGGCACTTGAGTACGCCAGAGCATTCGGTGTTAGCGCTGGATGGATACTCACGGGGGAACAGGACATCCCACTTGCTGATTCAGATACGGCTCGCGTCCCTATCAAAAGGGTGCCCGTTATGGATACCATCGATGTTGACTCGCTCGTAGCCGTGGCGCGCGGCAAAAAACCTAAGTCTGACAGGGATATAACGATAGATTCGTCCCCTGACATTTCCCCGCGTGCATTCGCCATAGAGATAGGCGGCACGGCCATGCTGTCTAAAGAGGCTGACAGCTTCGCCGCGGGCGATGTCGTGGTGATAGATCCAGACGCGAAGCCCGAGCCTGGCTGTTTCGTGCTCGCCGTCGTCGGTAACGAAGCGATGTTCAGGAAGTACCGCCCACTGCAGCACAGCCAGCTCACCGCATTCGAGCTTGTACCGCTCAATTCGTTCTTCCCCACGGTTAAGGGATCGACGGATGACGGGGCTGTGATCGTCGGCAGAGCCGTGCGCCACATTCGCAAGCTGTGAACAAGTTCCTATAGAAGCTGTGGATAAAATTTACCGCGCCATACTTTTTGTGCGCGCGGGTTACTTTTTGTTGACATGACGGGTTACGGAATGTAACTTAGGCAAATCACCAGCCTGGGGGACAGACCGATGCAATGGCCTTTTGAACACGACATCTACGAAGGCGAGTTCTGGCTTGCGACGATCGAGGGCATTGCCACGATCGAGGAAAATACAGGCTCCGGCATTCACGACGACTGGACGGTCTCCAAGATCCAAATCAGCGGCGTTCGCGAGCGCGGCAAGTGGGAGATGTTCACGCTCTCCGACACGTCCGAGCTGTACGAGACGATCCTTCTCCAGATCCTGAACGAAGACCGCCACGACATCGACGACGAGTGGGCCACCTACATCGTTGAGGCTCGCATTGGCAACCGTGCCGACGAGCAGCGGGACAACATGATCAGCTTTGGGCTGCACTCATGAGCATCCTCGCAATCGTCCTGACGATGATCGGCGCGGGTCTCTCATTGCTTGGTTTCTGCATCGGCTACCACGTCGGATGCAAAGACACGCGACAGGAAATCCTAGAACGCGACCCATGGGAATGACCACAGGCCTTCTCGGCTCAATCGTTCTCATCGCTCTCGTCTGCATTGTCGGCGTGATCGTTTGGGGCGTGAGGCAGATGCAGCCATTCGACCATAACCACTACGACTGAGGAGTGAGAGATGCGCGGCACGTTCGACATTCACCCTGACGGCCAAGAGTTTGAGGCGAAGGTGGCGACTCACGTTGTCGGCTTGCCGTTCTCCACTCTCACGCTCTCAATCGGTGACTTCAGGCTCAACCTTTACGGCGCAGCCGACGACGCTCTGAAGCTGATCCGCGTCTCGACTTTGCTGAATGAAATTTTCTCGAGTGAGAAGGTGGAGGCAGAGTGATGAGTGAAGTAGCACACGCATACGCAACCGGAACCAGCGCTAGCACCGCTCTTGCTCCGCAGCCAGTCGTCGCCAGCGAAACCGCAGCGATCATGTCGATGATCGAGCGCATGGCAACCGATGCCAGCATTTCGATTGAGCGCGTAGAGCAGACATTCAGCTTCTATCAGCGCGTCCAAGCTGATCGTGCTCGGCAAGCGTTCGATGCGGCGTTCGCTGCGATGCAGCCGGAAATGCCGGTCATCGAAAAGCAGGGGACGTCTCACAACGGCAAGTACGGGCGATGGGAAGACATCGTTGAGAAGATCCTTCCCGTGCTTGGCAAGCACGGTTTTTCTATTCGGTTCCGCGTGTCGAATGAGACCGGGAAGATCAACGTCCGCGCCATCCTTGCGCATAGAGACGGACACCGAGAGGAAACGGCGTTCGACCTTCCTGCCGACACGACGGGCAGCAAGAACGCCATCCAGGCAATCGGATCTTCGACCAGCTACGGCAAGCGATACACGGCAAGCGCTCTGCTCAACATCGTCACCCGCGACGAAGACGATGACGGCAACGGTGGACCGAAGCAGCGCAAGTCATCGTCGGCCGCCAAGAAGGACGGCACGACCGAGAAATTCAACGCGATCAAAGTCGCATTCGAGACGGCGACGAGCGTCGATCATCTCATGGCGCTCAAAGAGCAGCACTGGACCGAAGTGGAGACACTTCCGGCGCGCTGGTTCGAGCTTCTTGAGGACACTTACAGCATCATGTTCGACGACCTCAAGACTGCTGAGAGGGCGCGAGCATGAGCAACCGCCAGCGCATCGTCACAGAGGAAGAACTAGAGAAGGCCCTCGATTGGCTGCGGGATTCTGCGCAGCAAATGGGCCAGTGCAAGGGCCGTCTCGTCAAGGCCCAGCACATGCTCTCGCACATCGAAGCGCTTCTTACCCTTCGATCCGACCAGAGCAGCGACACAAAGCGGCGGGCCGAAGCAAGGGCGAGCGAAAAGTATCTCGAAGGCATCAACGAGGAAGCAGAGGCCGCTGCTGAGTACGAGAAGATGCGCGCTCTACGTGAGGCCGCGGCACTCAAGATCGAGACGTGGCGCTCAGAGCAAGCCAACTACAGGGCTCTCAAAGTATGAGACAGGAATTCTCCCGCAAGACGAAGGCGGAAGCCCTGGAGCGCTCTGGAGGCTGCTGCTGTAGCTGCCGCATACCTCTGACGCCAGCGACGGGCATTGAGTTTGATCACCGCATTCCTGACGCGGTGAACGGAGCCAACAGCGTTGGCAACTGCGAACCGCTTTGCGGAAATTGTCATGGCGCCAAGACGTCTGGAGACGTCAAGGCAATCGCCAAGACAAAGCGCATTCGAGACAAGCACTCAGGGGCCATGAAGACAAAGCGGGGCTTCCGCGGCTGGCGGAAAATGAACGGGGACATCGTATGGAAAAACAACTGAACATCGACGACTTCAGCCACCTGCCAGTGCGCCAATGGAACTATCTGATGAAGGCTTTAATGGATCGAAACCTCGCAGGACGGATCGCAAACAACTCCAAAGACATCAGGGACCATCAGCGATGGGCTCGCGTTGTCGAGCTTCTCGATCGTGACATTGCTCGCATTTCGTCTCCGGGGTGGCGGGCATGACCAAGTCAGAACAGCGCAAGCTCGCCATCACTCTCGCAAGAGCCAAGGATCTGATCGTGGACGTGTCTGAAAAAGACTTCTCGCCATTCCGCAGAGCACGAGCCCGCGGCGAGATCGTCAACATAGACCAGGCTATCCAACTAATTCAGGAATCCGTCCAGAGGGCGACGGTACAGTGGCGGCGGCCTTTTCGGGGTTCAGGTCGCCGCTCCGTTAGATCATAGGGGGATGAGATGACAGATGAATCGACGCCTCACAGCACGGCTGTTTCGGCTATCGCGCAAGAGCGCGATGTAGGGAAGCCAACTGCGTACATGGCTTTTTCCAACTCACGCCCCATCAGCCGATGGCTGCAATGGAGCCCGATTGTCGCTGATGCTGACGCGGGATTGGTGACCATAGTGCCGCTCTTCACTACATCGCCAAAGGCGATAAGCGAGGCGCCTACCAGCGCCGAAGCTGTCAAACCAACCCCCTCGATAGAGGTAGGGGAAATGGTCGAGAGCTTGAAAACGCAAGCGATCTGGGTCACCGCCTATGCTGACGGCGACGACACGTCAATTCCGCCGACGCTAGAAGCTGCGTGTGGAAGCATCTCCAGAGTCAGCCGTGAAGCCGCCTCCCTCCTTATCGCTCTCGATGCTGAGAGGGCGAGACTACAGGAAGCGCTGAAGCCGTTTGCTGAAGCGCTTAAGGGCAACTGGTCGCATCAACAGGATACGTCATCAATCGTCGCAGGGCTTCATAGCAACGATCTGCGTCTGACGTTCTTGTTGGGTGACTTCCGTCGTGCCCGCTCTGCTCTCCCTGCCTCAGATGAGGGATAGATTAATGAGCAAAGCAACAACACGACTGCTGGCTATTTCGATCGTGTGCGCAGGGTACGCCGGAATGATTTGCGGGGTGTGGCTCGGTCAATCGTCGATGTTCTACGCGGCCGTAATTCTGGCCATAGGTGGATCGCTGGCTGGATGGTGCAACTCGAGAAGGAAACAGAGATGAGCCGTCTCGGAACCTGCAAGCACTGCTTCCACATTCAGGTGATGTTCGAGGTCGGCGGGCAGCCTCACGATCGAGAGAGCCGCGTCGATCTCCCAGAGGAATACACATGTCAGTGGCTTGAAACTTTCAAACCGCTGCCGCCATCGATACAGCGTCGACACGGCGGCTTCGACATCAGGCATGATGATTGCGACCTGTGCACTCAGTACGAACCAGCGTCCGCGTGGCCATCGAGAGGGACGAATAATGAATGAGGATGTGACGGCTCAGCCCACGGGGCTTTCGCCTGCGCTGCGCGCGCAAGAGGAAAAAGACTTCGCGCCGGGCAGTCACGGTTGCCACGAGGCGCTGCACATGGCGAGCTTTTTTGCCGCTGCCGTTGACTCGAACTTGTGTGACCACCCAGCGATTGCGCAAAACCCAGCGTGGATGGACTTAGCGCAAGACGCGGCCGACGCTTTGTTCAAGCTCTACCAAGCCATCGGCAACGAACACATGAAGGAAATCCCAGACCAGCCGCGCGGCTTGAGCGCAGCCGAGGCGCCTAGCGCCGCTGGCGTCACACCTGAATCAGACACGCCCGCAGAGGCTGCGCCATGACAGAGATATCCCACAACGGCATCTACACTCCCGCTGAGGCGGCGGAACTAGTGGGCGTCAAGCTGACCTTCATCAAGACGCAGATCAAGGAAGGCCGTCTTACTGCGTATCGTCTCGGAGCGAAGGTATTGAGGATCAAGGGGAGTGACTTGTTGGCATGGTTCGAAGGGCAACGGATACCGTCGGCAAGTATGGCCTCATGCGAACCAAGCAGGGATGGTTTGCCTTCTGGGACGACAAAGGTCGCCGAGCGCGCGGCCGGATCGGTCTCCCGTTCTCTGCGTCAGTAGGCGAGGCGAGGGCAGCGTTTGCGTTGTGGGTGCGAAGCCGAGATGCGGCGCTCGCACAGGATGGCAAGCTGACAGTCGGCGAGATCATGGAACGCTACATCGAGGACCGGCGCAAAGAGGGAAAGCGCTCCGACAAGATGCGGTTTCAATGGAAGGCGCTCAAAGCGACTTTCGAGCATCTGCAACCCGGCGACCTCGTGAGCGAGATCATCGTCGAAGGCGAAAAGCGCACTCGCTGCCACAAGTACGCGGTCGAGCGATCAGCCAAGGGGATAGCACGCGACACCATCCATTCCGAACTCGCTCTACTGAGGACGGCAATCAATTGGGCAGTCGCACATGGTCACATCAACCGCGTGAAGGTGTGGGTGCCGAGTCCGGGAGAAGCGCGGCGCACGGCACTGGATGCCGACCAGATCGTGCGCCTGTTGGGAGCCATCCTTGAGGCGACGCCGCATATCCGGCTGCTCATGCTGATCGCGATGGCGACGGGCGCCCGTATGCAGGCCATCCTCGACCTGACGTGGGATCGGGTTGACCTCGAACGCGGTGTGATCAACTTCAACCACAAGCGCGAGCGGAGCATCCTCGACACGTCTCACCAGAAGGGGCGTGCCGTCGTGGACATCGGCGACGAGCTGATCGTGTGGCTGCGCAAGCACCAGGAGTTCGCCGGCAATCGTCCCTATGTGATCGAGTACCACGGCAAGAAGGTCGGGAGCCCCAAGAAGGCAGTCAGGGCCGTGTTCAAGCGGGCAGGTGTCGAAGGACAGTTCCTCGGCTTGCACGCCTTGCGTCACACGCTGGCGACGTCAGCAGCAGCGGCAGGGATAGACATGCGGAAAGTTCAACGCATGTTAGGCCACGACGACATCAGGACGACAGAGAGCGTGTACGTGGAGTTTCAGCGTGGGGCGTTGAGCGAAGTCGCAAGCGTTGGCGATGCACATATCAAGAGGCTGGCGAGATGAGCATTGACAAGAAAGTCGCGACATTTGCCCGCGAATGGTTCGCGGCATTCACCGGCGACGAAGACCACTACGACATCGAACGCCTGGATGGGAAAAGCCGGAACACCCATGCAACGCTCGATCAATTCGTCGACGAGCTTTGCGAGTTGATCATCGACGCGGAATTGGCGGCCAGGAAGGAAGGCCAGAGCACCCATTTTAACACCGTTAAGTCACGCTCGTGACATATGATCTATAAGAAACTTACGGAATTGCGCGCTAAGTCATTGATTGGGATGGTGGGCGGTGCCGGGGTTGAACCGACGACCCCTACCATGTCAAGGTACAGCGCGAAGCGTCGTAGAGTTGATTTTGTTGGTGTTTGGCGTGAGTTTGCCGCCAGAACGTATCGTGAATCGACGCGTAGAGGATTTTCATAAGTCACGGCTGTGACATTAGAGAAGGGAGCACTTCGGTGGAAGACGAAATTGAGAAGTTAGCAATCAGCTACGCTGGCGCGAATTTCCGCGACCGCCAAAACAAGACCTACCGGCCTTTTCACGAGACCGCCTACGCGTCGTGGACGCTGCCGGAATTCAAGCGGCTGATTGATTACATAGCGGCCGATCTTCCAGAGGGCGCCGAGGATGTCACTCTGGAACTCGATGGCGGCCACGACGAGACCGCCAGTCTCAAGATCGAGTTCGTCGCCTTGGAGAGCGAGGCCGACCAGCAGAACAGGATCTCCAAGGCCTTAGCCTACGCCAAGGACAAGCTCGACAGGGAGCGCAAAGAGTACGAGCGCCTAAGGGGCAAGTTCGACCCAGCCGCATGAACACTGAACCACCTAGCTCCCTCCCCACAGGGTAGGAGAACTTCGATAGCGCCCGCACAGAGGGGTAGGAGGGAAGATGAGCATCTAGCAGGGCGGCGGCGTGGAAAGCAGACACGCGCGCTAGGAAATGGTGCTGGGGAGGTCGTCACGGGGCGCCCCAGAGCGTGTGGATGGCAAGGTAGGCCGTGAACTCGCCTTATCCTTCCCGACAGCCGGAGTAGCGCCCGGCCCGCCCTGCTAGATGCTCAACCGTTGATGCCCGCACAGAGGGGTAGGAGGGAAGATGGAAATTCGCATCGAGAAGAGTGAGCCGAAGCGTCTCGCCGAGTACCGCGAAGCCGCCCGCGCCCATTGCCTAGAGATGAGCCCGCCAGCCACACGCTGGGAAGCTCGGCAGATTTACAAGTTCCATAGAGACGGCGGGTTCCTGATTCTCAGGTGCACAGCAGACAACACTGAGGCGATTACGATCTCAACCTCGCCGAAGATGTCAAACCCCCATCACCCACAGATAGTAGAGCACCCTGACGGCGAGCAAGCCTAGGGCTGCCCATGCCGTCCAGCACAGGAACGTCACGAGCCTTTCAGCACGACTGCGATCAGCTTTGCCACCGTTTCGGCTTTCAGGTGTCCAAGCAGCGCGGACATCCATAAAGCCAACATGACGGCTAATCGCACGCTCCAATGCTTCACCTTCGAGACCGTAAGCTCTAAGGCCGTGACTCTCTGATCGATCTGGCCGACGCGAAACGAAAGCCCCTCCGTGTGTTGCATCGGTCATCTTGTCCCTCTCAGGATTTGGCTTTGTCTTGCCCAGGCACGCAACCCCAAGCCGGCCGGGCGTTGTTGTTACCTTCGATCTGCGATGCCGTGGCGTCGGTCAGCTTGTCGGCTTTGCTGATCGACTGGTGACGCCACGAGCGGCACAGTTCCTCGGCGGTGACGACGTAGGACTTCGCGCAACCGCTAACAATCACGGCAGCTAGTAGAGCGGAGACGATCAGCGGCGCCCGGAGCTTTCGCTTTCTCGTGTGCTTTGGATGCGAGCTTTTCATTCTTCTTCCCCTCTTGCTTGCTGGCCTCGATGACGGCCTCACCGCCTTTCTTGTACGCCTTGACGCCCACGATACCTGTCCACACGGCGAATGCCGCGACGAGGATATGCCAAGGCTGCAGGAACCGAGTCCAAGCCAGCCATCCGATTACGATGCTCATCCGGGCTTCCCTTCCGATGCTGCCGAGAACCGGCGAGAGATGATGATGATGATGCCGCCGATGGTCATGCAGCCGAGCAGCTCTATGGTGCTGACCTTGGCCGCCGATGCGACGAGGCCCAGCGGCGTCTTTGCCCCGGCAACCGTCTGCGCCATGTCGAAGCCCGACGATAGAACCTCATAGGCGGCTTCGACCTTCGCCATCACAAACGTGCCGCCGGCCGTGATCGCCCCCCAGATCGTCCAGCTTTCCTTTGCCGCCTCTGCGATGCGCGTTTCAGGCTTGCTGAGCGGCAATTCGTTTGTCGGCGATGGAGCTACAGCCGCTGGCGGATCGACCGCTGCAACCGCCTCCAGGGCCGCGGTAGGCAGCGCCAGCGTATGAGCCTGCGCCCACTCGTCTTCACTCATGGGGTAGGCTTGTCCGGCTTCCTGAAGTGCCATTGCCTGAGCGAGTGGGATTGCGATCTCGGGATTGCAGACCATGCCGCGCGTCAACACGGTGTCGGCAGTGACGCCGGCTTTCTTCTCGAGCACGGTCAGGTACGTAGACACGTAATAGCCGCCGCACCATTTCGTGATCGCTTCCCGAACCGTGCGCTTGCCGTCAGCGTAGGACGGGCTTGCGAGCAGATAGAACATCGCCGCCGCGCCTTGGGCATCGGTCGGGAACGTCGCTATCTTGTGCACGCCGTCCTTTGACTTGAGCGTTTCGAAGGTCGTCGACCCGAACCGCTTTGAGACGGCTCCTGGGTACTGAGCCCCCGGATTCTTATTGCGAATGCTTGCCGGAACTCGCTTGCTCATGAGAACACCCCCGTGAAGATGATCTTGTTAAGGATGATGGTAGGCTGCACGTTGTTGTGAGCGTCACCAGAGCCGGCAGGACCTGACAATGCACGATCAGGAGCCGTGTCGCGGCCCTGCGCGGTATAGGCAGCGTCGCCGGAGCCCGTGCGGGATTCCGACAGATAGTTGGTGGCGTCTGGCGTCGCGGTCGACCCACCGGAAGCGGTCAGAAGATGGTCATGGGTCGCTAGTTCTGCTTCTGTAAGCTCGTGCGTCTCAGCGCCGCCAGTGTCGCCGAGCGTGTCGCCGTCGAGGCCACCAGACTGATCCGTTAGCCGGTTCGCGCTCGTGCCGCCCATGTCGTCTTGACCAGCAACCACGCGACCGCGGATGTCAGGAAGGTTGAACGTCGTCGACCCGTCGCCGACGCCATACGTGGTCGAAATCGCCGTAAATAGGTCGGCATACGTGGTTCGGGAGATCGCCTGTCCGTAGCAGAGCAGCCAGCCATTCGGAGCGGTCGCCCCGGCGTAGTCGGAGACAGCGCCGACCATCGACGAAATCATGGTCAGGACGTTCTGCAGGCCAAGGCTTGCGCGAGCTGTCGCGCCGCTCTCTGCAACGATTGCCGTGCCGTTGCCGACGTAGAAGTTGCCATCAGCTACCGAAAGCGCATCAAACGCGCTTCCGTATGAGCTATGCAGAATCCATTCGTCAGTCGAGAGGCGATATGTGGCGCCATAGATAGAGCCAGCAATCAACCTGCCTTCGACAATGTGCACAGTCGTATACTGGCGCAGAGCCTTTGCCCCGAGGCTGTCGACATTGATCGTTGCTCCGCTCGATCCGGTATTGCCTGAATGACAGCGGAAGCAGACGGATATTCCATCCGCCAAGCTCGTGAACGTCTGATTGGTCGTCAGCGTGTACGTCGGCTGCGTGCCAGCCGTTGCGATCATGCCTGCGGTGTCGTCACGATACTTGGCCGTGGCCGCCATCATTGCGCGAGCAGACCCATTGACAGAGCCTGGGCTTTGCCCCTCCTGCCAATTGATAGAGCTGTCGGCAACCGTATTGCTGAGAGCGGTTTTTGACCAAGTAAATAGGCTCATTTTTCTCTATCCTGCGACAGCGAGTAGCTGCTTGAAGACTCTTGAACCAGCGTCCCGTCCTTGATCATCGCTCGCACCGTCTCGCCGTCGACCTCGCCGACCTCGGAAAGATGCCAGCGTCCATCTATCGTCTGGTAGACGCGACGGAACGCGCGCTGCTGCATAAGTGTGACGATTTGGTTCCTGATACTCATGTGATCACCCGCAGTTGTAGACGCCAGAAACAACGATGAACTCGCCATCTGCTCCAGGGTAGGAGCCGTCCATTTTGTAGATGTAGACCTGAGTTGGTGCAGTGCCTTCGCCGCGAAACCATACTGGAATGTTTGCAGTCGCCGCCACGCCGATGCCGTTGACATTGCCCGCGGCACCAGTGGCGATTGTCGGGAGGTCAAGCACGATCGCACCGGCAGCCGTGCCGTTGGTGGTGATCGTGATGCGCGCACGCCAGAAGCACGTTTTGCCGATCTTCTTAAATGCGCCCGCAGCGCTGGCGGACGTGAACGTGCCGCTTGTTGCTGCGACGGTCGGCGTTGTTGTTGTCCATGCGCCGCCGATGTCTTCGCCGTTTACCGCGAGCAGAACGGAGTCAATATCGGCCGCAGCAACTGCTGGCGTGATCGATATTGATGCAGCCTCGTATCCGAGCAAAAGCACGTTGGACGCATCGACGGCCAGAACATTCAAGTCAGCGCTGTTCGCTGCGTTTCTGGCGCGAATGGCTATGTTGTTGGGGATGATGATTGCGGCGTAGCTCTGCGAGCCACGAGAGAGATCAAGCCCAACTACTGTCGCCGCGCGTGATGCAAAAGCGGTATCGTCAACGGAATCCTCAGCGACGAGGAAGCCAGTGCGGAACGGCTCGGCGCTGTATGGGTTGGTCAGGAATCCCGCGTCACTCTTGGCCGTGCCCTCGCCGGTTGCGATAACGCCAGCGGCAAAGTTGTCCTTGTCGAAGAATGCGTGTGTTAGCTGATCGACAGCGGTGTTGTTCTGTACCCATCCCTCAAGTGCGATAAGGTAATCCCAAGCGACGTTCGTATCGCATCCTGCGACGGCAACGGCGCCATAACCAGCGCCGCCTGTATCCATCACTGTGCCATGGAAGCGCCCACCCTCGACGAACGAACCGGACCCGCCGACCTGATCCTGAGCTTCACCATAGACGGCAGTGGCCCGCGCAAGGCTCGTCGTGCTGTTCTTGAAGATCGAAGCGTAGATGGTCGCGTTGACGCTGCCGGCTGTCGTATGCGCCCCGCTGGAGTGCTTCTGAGCAATCACCGCCGCGTCGATAGATGCTGACGGAGAGCCTGTGCTTCCCATCAAGAATTTTGCGATGGTCGCAGCGTCCGTGCCGCCGTAGTTGGCCGATGACGTATAGGTGCCTGTGCCTGCGAAAAACGCATCGCGATAGGCAGCAATCGCAGCCATAAGCGCGCGTGCGGAATTGTTCACGCTGCCGGGTGACTGGCCCTCCCTCCAGTTGATATCTGGAAGGTCCGCCGTCGCGTTATCGATCGCGGTCGTGGACCAGTTCTCGACGCCCATCGATTAGCCTCCGAGGCCTAGTTTTTGGCGCTTGGCGAGTGATGCCATGAGTGATTGCAAATCGACGGGACGTTGTGCCTGAGCGGGGCCTGCGAACATCGATTGATCCGGCTGGCCTGCGGCGGTTCGCATGGCTGATTGCGCGCCGGCAGAGTCGCCCTGCGGTCCGCTCGGAGCGCCCCCACCGCCTCCACCCATAGAGAATGGCGTACCGCCTCCCATGGGAGAGCCACCCATTCCAGCACCAGCAGAGCCACCGCCAGCCATGGTTGAACCTGCGGCTGCAGCAGTTCCCATTCCAGGAACGGCCATTCCTAGAAGCGTGGCGAGCATGGGCAGCATGGCGTCGTTTCCTTGTGCTGAGGCAGTTCTGACGGGAGACTGAGAAACGGGCGTCACGGGGCTTCCTTGGGGCTCCTGCGGGCCACCACGGAATAGGTCGTAGCCTTGCCGCCAAGTTTCAGGATTTACGGGACCGGCCGAGCCTCGACCTTCGTGCCTAGCCATCTTGTCGAAGAACTGAGTCATGCGCTCACGGTCGCCGATGAATGAATCGTCGACGATGGCGTTAGGGTCGAAGCCTTCAGGGACGTTGACGCTGCCGTTCCCGCCGCGCCACTTGGCGACAGCATCTCCGAGACGCATCCCGCGATAGTTGCGCGCGAAGTTGTCCATGTTTGCCGCAGCGCCGTGCGCCTCGGTCGGAAACTTCGCGATCTTGTGGCCGCCACCGATGACGCCGAAGCCCTCCATGCCGTACTTGGCAGCGGCAGAGCTTGGATACTGAGCGCCGGGGTTGTTGTAGCGAACGGCAGCCGTTCTCCCGTCGTAGGGAACGTCAAGCAACTGCCATGGGTATGGACCAGCCACCTATGCGCCCTCCTCAAGCTTGCGGAGAAGTTCAAGAAGCATCGGCTCGGATAGCTCTCTTGCGTCTCTAGGCTGCTGTGTGGAGTTCGCAGCGAGGCCGGGAGCGGAAGCATAGGGAGACGCCTCGATTGTGAATCCCTTTGTGAATTGGGCCTTGGCTGTCGTGTCCATGATGTTGCGATGACGCCTAGTTATCGCGTCGAGAGCGTCCTGCTTGTTTCTGATGGTGTGAGCAGGAGCGCCCGTGAAATCAGAGGCCAGCTTCTTGAGTTCCGGCACGCTCATGCCCTGCAAGCCCTGCAATTCGGCGGTAAACGCTTCCTCGTTGCCCATGGCGGCCTTGAGCCTTCCAGCGATTCCGCCACCATCTGCCATGCTGTTCACCACTACTCCCGGAGCGCTTCCCTTGGCGTTGTCGGCGCCAACCACCATTGCCTCTGCGGTAGGCTCGCCCCGCGCTGCTGCCGCAGACATTCGCTTGTGACCGTCAACAAGATAAATGGTGCCATCCAATGCGCGGTATGCGGATGGCGGCGGCGGCTCACCTTTCACGCCTCCCCTAACCATGTCAGACACCGCCTCACCATCTACACTTTTCTGCGTCGCCCATAGCTTGCTGAGGTCGACAGCCTCCTTTTTATGGGGGAGCGTCGACCATTGATCCATTCGCACCACGTCTTCGTGGTTTGGAGGAAGGCGCGTATATTGGAACGGTACGGGGACGTCATCCTCGCTTGCGAACTTGCCCGATTTTATATGCTGCTCGAACTCTGCGCGGCGCACATCGTACGGCTTCTCAGCGATAGAATTGACCACCGTCCCCGGAGCGCTTCCCTTGGCGTTGTCGGCCATGACAGCGTAAGGCGTTGCGTTGGTGTTCACGGGTGCGCGGGGTGTTCCAGGCATCAACCCGTAGTCGTAGACGTGCGCCGCGCTCGTCGGGTTGGAAGCGTCGCGCATCGGCGCAAACTTAGGAATTTCGCCAACAGCGCTAGCCTCTGGATGCTGGCGCGCCAGATCGTCGGCGATGCGGAAATCGCGCCCAGGCCGCGTCACGGCGTTGGCAACGCCCATACCCATGCCTGCTAGCCCAAGCGGCGACATGACTTCAGCGGGTCCAATCAAGCTCGGGTCTTTTGTTCCATCGAGCCAATTTGCTGAAGTTCCGAGCGCAGATCGGATCATGTTCAGCATGGATATTCCGCCGTCCTTGTTCTCAGGTATGGCGTCTCTAAGCTGGCGCAGCGGATCAGCAGGCCTTGCGTATTCAGGCAGGAACTCGTCTTCAGGCTTGCGGCGGAATAGCTCGTCGAGGATGCCCATTAGCGGCCATCCTTCTGAGACTCGATTGCCTTCTGTCGGCCGCCTGACATGATCATCATGCCGACGTTGTTGATGGCGTTGCGCTGAGCGGCGCTGATGCCTCTCTGCTGCGCGTACTGCATGAGACCGCGAGCGACTTGATCGCGAGCCGCGCCTTGGGCAATGAGCATCTCGGCAGCGTCGGCTGCTATGCGGGCATTGCGCTCGTTCATGACGCCGCCTGTCAGCATGTTGGCGATGCGGTAAACGCCCTCCATCGCCGCGCCGCCAACACCCTTGCGGCCCAGCTCGCTTGCGAATTCGTCACCAGCCGCAGCGTTTGGAAATTCCCGCTGAGCCTGTAGACGTCCGGCCGTCGCGCTGTTGCCCATGACGGCCTGGCGCGTCTGGTCGAATGTCGTCTCTGCATCGAGACGGCGAGCGAGTTGTCCGCCAGCCTGCGGACCAGCAATCAAATCGAGCTTTTCGCGTGCGAAGTCAGAGCCGAGTGCACGACGCGCTGCCGTCGCCGCGTTCTCGCCGTGAGCCGTCGCCGCGTTGCCCATGACGTTGCGCACGCCCTCGCGAGCGCCGAGCAGGTAGCCGGCCGCTTCTGGCGGGTCCATGCCGCCGCGCGGCGGCTGCCCGACGCCAAACATCTCTGCGCGCATCTGGTCAGGCGTCAGTTGCTTGCCGACAAGAGCCGAGCGACCTTCGTCAACTGCGCCTTGAATCTGGAAATTCTCGCGCTCTAGGCGACGAGCTTGCGCCCACGGGCTTTGATCCGGCGCGCCGGGGCTCAGGGCCTCATCCACGCCCCCGCGAACCCGTCGCGACAAGTGGCCATAGATGCGCTGATCGTTGGCGTCCTGCCCCCTCGCAAGGCCGTCAAGCGCGCGCTTGATGTAATCCCACTCTGTAGCGTTTGGAACGCGGTCAATCTGGTATTGCCCGTTTGGCAACTGGCGAGCAAAGAACTGTTGCGGCCCTGCGGCCGGATCGATCGCAGCATACCGAGCCGCAGCATTGAGCACGCGCGGCTCGTTGACCAGAACACCTAGCGTGTCCTCTAGCTCCTGTGTGAACGGAACCGGGTTCTGCTGGAATTGCTGACGATGCGGCGCGGCCTGACCTCTGTAGTGCTGCGCCGTCGCCTCGATCGTCTCGGGAATGTTTGCCGCTGGTCCTAGCGCGTTGTCTACGTCCTGCGTGATGCGGCCTGCGGCACCGTCACGACGAGCGTCAAGCGCTTGCGTTACGGTTCGCTGTCCTGCGCCTGGCTGATTAGCGACTGCACCAGCTTGCGCCCTGAGATTGCCGCCCATGTCAGCAAGCATTCCCTCGGGACCAAGGTCTGCAACTTGCTGGCGATAGGTGGCGGCTAGATCATCATCACCAGCGGCGCGAGCTACGCGATTGACGGCGCCGCGTTCGTACTGCTGTAGCGCCTGCGGAGCGCCCCTGAAGGCATTTCGCCCGGCCTCAACGGCATTGCCTATGCCGCGCGCTATCGGAACCGACGCGGCACCAAGACCGAGACCGATGGCGCCGCCCTTGCCCGCCTCAAGCGCCCGCTCGCCAACATCCTCGCCCTGTCCAGCACCGTACAGAGCGCCATAGCCTAGGCCACTGAGAGCTGCATTGCCCATCTGCGGCAGCATCGTAGCACCGCGGAAGACCTGAGCGATTGGTGCAACTGGAATAGATGCAATGCCACCAGCGACCTTGGCAACGTCAGCCGTCGTGACGGGTCCGGCGATCTTGCTCGCGCCCTTGTCGATCGCCCTGTCGGTCGCGCGCTGGTATTCAAGCGCTTCCTCGCGAGGCGTGCCCATCATCGATGCTGTCGCCGCGTTCGCTTCGTCCAGCCACGATCCGACAGGCGTCCCGCGCGCCATATTGCGAACGGTATCCGTCACGCCCTGCATGACTCCGCCGCCTGCGCGCTCCTTGGCAACGTACTGGTCAGCCCATTGCCTCAATGCGCCCTTGCGCTGCGGCTCTGGCAGCTTCTCGATGGCAGCGCGTACTTCCGGCACCGGAGCGTCGAAGTTGACCGCTGGCGGTGCCTCTGCGCCCTTTGCAGCCGGGAACATATCCCAGCCAGCCGGGGCGTTGTTCGCGACCTTCGGAAAGATGTCCCAAGCGTCCGCCATCAGGGTCTAATCCTCTCGACGCCATCGGGACCGATGAAGCGTGTTCCCTTGGGTAGCGCCGCAGCTTCCTGCGTCGTCTTCGGCTGAGGAAGTCCGCCGCCGGCTGCTGGTGCCTGTGCGCCGCCCGAAATCAGCCGCTTCGTTTCTTCGGAAATCGCGGGATTGCGGTCTGACCACTCCTGAATGTGCTCGTTTAGGCCCATCGTTGAGCCACGCGACCTGATGAAGCGCGCCGCCTCCGCATTCTGCGCGGTCTTGTACTTCTCCATCTCGATTGCAAGGCGGACCATCATCGCGTTGCCCTGCGGCGTGTTGGTCAGGCCAGGCACCATCGAGGCGAGGAAGTTTCTGTCCTGATCGGACATCGCGCCCGGCATTCCTTCGCCGCCTGCCGGATTGCGAAGCTGCAAGGCAAACTGCTTGCCGATGGAATTGAGAACCTCGGCAGGCCCTGCGTTGCCTAGGTCGATGCCCATTGCCGCGCCGAGTTTCTTCGCCTCGAGCACCCACTCGCCGCCCTTGCCCTGATAGACATCCGGGTTGCGGAGAAGTTGCTCCATCTGCAAGAGACGAGGGAGCTTGTCGCGGCTGGCCTGTACGGCCTTCTCGCGAACCTCGATCTGTTCGGCAGCATTCTTGCCGTCTGTCGTGGCAAACGAGCCAGCAGCCATCTGCGGCCCGACGTCACGAATGACACCGCCAGTGGCGCCGGAAACTATCTCGTTGCCGATATGCTTGATGCCCTTCGACGGATCAAGCGCAGTGCCGTCGCGAGTCCTGAGTTCTTCGATCTTGCGCTCGCCGCCTGATCCAAATTGCACCGAATAGAACTTTCCGTCCTTCCCTTGCACGACAGTTCCGGCCTTGCCGTACTCGCTTCCAAGACCGAGCTTTTGCTTAAACAGCAGCGGCACGACAGACTTTCTCAGTTCCGGGTCTTGCATGATCATCCGCGCCATTTGCGGATCGCCGAGCTGCTGACCGAGAGCGGCAACGGTCTGATTGGTGTCTGCTTGGTCGCGACCCGTATTCATCATGTCGGCAACGCCGCCGACTAGGCCGCCGCTGTTGTACCCACGCGAGAGGCGTCCGAGATGATCCCAGACATTCGCCTCGCGCTGTGGCGGGGCGGCTGGCCTCTGCATCGCTTGCGACTGCGGCTGAGGCATCTTCGCGGCGATGTCCTGCGGCACCATCCCTGGAGGCGGTGCAGCGTAGGGCACGCCCGGCTGCGGCGCGTCTTGCACGGGGCGTTCCTGCAGTGGGGGCACCGCAGGCGGGAGTTGCGCAGACGACGCCGCAGCCGAACTCGGGGAGAACATGCCGACGCGGCCCGTGTCAGGTGCCGGTGTCGATCCTGGATTGACCACGCCTTGTGTCTGGACCTGCTGCGACGCCTGCAGCTTGCGGAACAGATCGGCAAGCATAGCCTCTTGCGGGTCCGGTTCCGGGTTGCCCTGCATTCCGCCTGCAAACAGTGTGTCGAGCAGACCCATTTACCTGCCTCCGCGCCGCTGGCGCATGATCTCAGCGGCCTTGCGCGTGGCTGCGTCCATGTTGACGGTCTTCATTCCACCAGGGCCGTTGTCGTCGACAGCTTCCGGGCTTGTCTGTTCGACGTCCTGCGCCATCGGACCCATATGAATGGTTCCGCTCGGGTCATCCTTGTATTTGTAGCGAAAGATCGGAGTGCCATCGGCCATGCGGCCGACTTCCTCGATGTCATCCTTTGCGCGCTCGTCAGAAAGAAGGTTCACACCAGCGCCCATGCTGGTGCCCTTAGTCTTGCTGACGCCTTTGCTGTTCTCTTGCCCGCCCAAGCCTGCAGCCGGAAACAGAATGCTCCCGTACTTGGCCAAATCGTCATAGGGCATCGACTTGCGCTGCTGCTCGAGGTTGAGCATGTCGGTTGCGCCCTGGCGCTGCATGTCGAGCGCCGTCTGTGCAGCGCCTGCGCCTTGGCTGCGCAATCCCGCCCGCTGTGCGTCGAGCGCGCCTTGCGTCTGTGCCGTAGCTTGGCCAGCCCCATAGAGCGAATTCGCCGCGCCGATCTGGTTCTGCTGGTTCTTGTTGTACTGATCGAGCAGGAGGCCGAGCGTTCCCTGCGAAACGCCCCTGGCCGTCGACATCTGATTTGCGCCGCTGAGATCCCGGCCCGCGCCTGCAAACATCGCGTTGTTCCGGTTGGCGATGTCGTCGCCTACCTGCGTCAGCATCGCCTGCATCTGCGGGTTGCTCATCGGGTCGAGATACTTGCCCGACGCATAGTCTCCTAGCTGGCTCTGGAGGGTCTTGTAGGCGTCTCCAACCATCCCTGTGCGGTCTTGGGTATTGTAGAGATCGGAGGCCAGCCCGCCCTGCTGTGAGGCCCATGGATTGCCTTGACCGGCCTGAGCTTTGAGCTGATCGAACGCCGCCGTCTGGTCTGGCGATTCACCGATACCGCCAGCGTTCCCCGCTTTCTTGAGGAAGTCCTGCAGATAGGGTATCGTCTCGTCCCACGGGTCGCGGTCGACGTCCTTGTTCTCGGTCTTTTTTTGGCTCGAGCTGCCGAAGTTCAGGCTCATCTAAGGGCGCTCCATGCTCGGTCTTCTCAACGACATTGCACACATGCTCCGCTTTACGAGCCTGTCACTGTCCAGCCCTTGCCGGTGGCGATGGTTGGATCATCGGCCGACGTGCCGTAGTTTCCAGTCACCACAATCGTTGCCGTGACGCTCGGCAGGTTCGTATAGACCTCATCCAACTGCGCCGCCGCGTGACGTCCCGGCAGAGTGAAGCCTACAGGGCTGTATAAATTCGCCGTCCTCGATAGCGCGCTACAGCTTGCGAAGGCGCTCGTCGTCGTCGCAAGGCTTGTCGCCCACGATGCAGACGGGAAGATTAGTTCGCGCAGCACGAAATTGCTGTTGCACATATCGGCGATAGTTGTGACTGCGCCGAGAGACGTGATCTCCAAGTAGTTGAGCGATCCCATGTTGCGGAAGGCGCTCGAAAGCGTCGTCGCAGCCGCCAAGCTAATCGTAAGTCGGGGGAGAGCCTGACAGCCGTTAAACATGCTCGACGCGCTGGTGATGGAGTCGAACGTCGTCGTGTCGAACAGAAGTTCCACCAGCGCCGAACAGTTTTCGAAGCAGTTAGTTGCCGTAGTCAGCGAAGCATCGAAGCCCCAGCCGCGCATATCTAGCCGCTGAAGGCCACGAGCGCCACTAAAGCAGCTTGCCATCGTCGTAACGGCGCCCATAGAGCTTGCGGGGTATTCAAGAACCTTGAGATTGACCATGCCAGTATGTTTGCTGGCCATGGTCGTGATGGCACCAAGGCCAGTGACGCGGATGCGCTCAACCCAATAGCATGACGTTGACGAGTTGAACGTGAGTGCCGTGCAGGACGTCGCATTAACGAGAATGTCCAGCCACGTATTCATCGCGTTAGTGGAGCTAGGGCCGAGCACAATGCCCGTAAGATTTGCGCCGCCCGTGTTGGGCGTGATCGTGACCACAGCGCACTTATAGCCGCGTGTGGTTGCTGCTGGCAGATCGCCATCTGCGTATGTGTACGTGTGCGCAATGGTCGTTGCGCTGGTCACGCCTGTATCGCTGGTGCCATCGCCCCAACTGACATCATACGTTCCGGCTGAGGTCGTGATGTTGACCGCGACAATGTTCCCTGCGTCTGGAAACACGGCAGCAATCATGCTCACTTTGTTCGCCGCATCGGCTGGCAGCGCAGGCCAATCAGAGGGCCGCGTCCACTTGGAAAACTCGCGCAGGACGCTGAGCGTCGCCTTGCGGTCGGCTGCACCCTGAGAGAGCAGCACAAGTTCTGTTCCGTCCAGGGCGCTCGCGGTCGTCAGGGCGCTAATCTTGGCGTCAGCCATTGATATATTCCGCCACGGTCAGAGTTGCGATTTTCTTCGTCGTGCCGCCCTGGACAATGACGGTCCACTCGTCGCCAGTCAGAGCCGAGGCCGACGACTGCGCGGGAATGCTGGTGTCAAGCTCTACGGGGTCTGTCGTCTCAAGCAGAAGCTTGTCGTCGTTCTCTTGCAGGATTTCATCGGCTACGCCCGCAACCGGCGTTACTTGCTTGACGTCGCTTGCCGCACCATCACCGACAGCATTTACCGCCCGCAGTTCAACGTCGTATTCAGTTGTGTTTGTGAGACCTGTGATCGTGAAGCTCGTCGTGCCGCCCGTCGATACCCAGGAACCACCATCAAGCCGATAGTCGATGTCTGTGATTGCGCTTCCACCGTTGGACGGCAGAGAGCTGATCGTGACGTCTGCCTCTGTGTCGCCAGCGACAATCGACCAGTCACCAACCGAGAAGGCGGCCGGCACAGTCGGGCCAACCGGGGTCTCTGCCTTGACGTCGCTCGCTGCACCATTGCCTTCGACGTTCACCGCGCGAAGCTCGACGTCGTACTCCTGCGCGTTGTTCAGGCCGGTAATGGTGAACGAGACGACGCCGCCGCTCGAAACCCACGACCCGCCATCGAGACGGTATTCAACGTCCAGGATGACGCTACCGCCACTGTCAGGAAGCGAACTAATCGTGACGTCTATTTCTTCGTCAACGCCATCCGTCGACCAGTCGCCAACCTCGAACGCATCCGGCACGGTCGCCGCGACGTTGTAGGCGGTGAAATCATCGAACCCCATCGTGATGATGGCGTCGCGGTCATAGTGAATGTCAGGCGAGCCGTAGCTGTCGGTATCCACCAGAGCCGCATTGGCATCGGCTGCAACAACCGCCGCCTGCGCCGCGCGCACGGTGTCGCGATAGGGTTGCGCCGTTGCCTTGATGCGGTTGACGATCATGCGCGTCGAGCTTGAGCCATAAGCACGGATGGCCGAGAACATGATTGGAAGGTTGGTCTCGTAGGCGTTCGCCTGCGTCTCGTTGCCTGCGTCGTTGGCGCCAAGATTGATGATGGCCGCCCGAATGTTTACGACAAACCCATCGCCCTCAAGATCGGCAATGGCGGCAACCAACGCGGTCTCAAAGTCCCCCCATTGATCGCCCGTCGATTGGTTCCACTGGACGTGAAGGCTGGTGCCGCTGAGTGCCAGTTTGACGTTGTAGAGAGGCGTGCCGATGTTGGTATTCCACTGGCGGCCGAACTCTGCTTCAGCGCCCCATTTGGTGCTGCTCGGTGTGCTCAGTTCGTTGTTGTTGACCGCGTTGTCGACAGCCGCGAATGTCGCGCCGGTCCAAGTATATTGATCGGTCGCCGTTTCGAGGTTCGCCGGAAGATTGCCCGCTGTCGTTGGGTGCGCTTCGAGGTTCGAGTCACCAATCCAGAGCACGACGTTTGCAGTAGGCTCAACAACGTCCGTGACATTGATCGTGAACACCTGGGTAATTGGATCATCGACGCCGTTGTCAGCCTCGATGGTGACGTTGTGAGAGGTTGCAGTCTCATAGTTCAGCGTTGCGGAAAGCTGTAACTCGTCGTCGTTCGCGATCTGGAACTTGCTGTCTGGGTCCGCCGTGATCGTGAACGTAAACACGTCTTCGCTGTGAGCAACCGATAGGATGCCGACCACATCATTGATCGATCCGGGCTCTGCCTTCGACGATGCTGATATGACGATCTGCGGCGCTTCGGGCACAGCCTCGCCACCGAACAGAAGCGCCCGCGATCCGAGTGACGGCCTGAGATACGCCCTCATGTCGTCCTCTCGAACACGGCTTCACCGTTCATGCGCCCGGTCATGCGATATGTCGGCAGTACGCGAGCCCAAGCCTGCCGCCCGGCGAATTTGACGCTGCTGACGCCCGACTGCCGAGCGTGCTTAGCCATCGTCTCGCCGAGCTGTTCCGCCCAATCAGAAAGGCCTGATCCTCCGAGCGCATAGACGCCGAGGAACTGCTTGGCCGTCTTCTCGTCGCGGTATGTGCTCGTGATGAAGGACGCGACAACCTCCATCCCATCCATGATGCACCACAGCGTCGCCTTGTCGGCGATCAGGTCGCTGGTGAGTTCCTCGATGCTCGTGTTGGCTACCGAAAGGCCCTTGCTCAGATGCGGCTGAGCGTGCGGCCACAGAGCGGCGATGAAGTCGTGCGGGATGGGGAGGATTTTGATTTTGTTCATCCCAAAGCCACCCAGAAAAACGTGCGGTCGGTCTGCGAGTTGTTCGCGTGCGTGATAGTGAACGTGCCCGAGCCTACAGAGCTGATCCGCAGCGCCGTTCCGCCAGATTCCGCCGCCGCATTGGCCGTCGTCGCCATCAGGAACACCCGCGAATCCGCGCCGACGTTCAGAGCCGTCACAACCGTCGTTGCGCTGCTCGCCGTGAGCGTCACCGTGCCGACAGCGTTCGATCTGCCCGCAAACAGGTCGCGTATGCCCTGTGCAAGCCGCTGGGGCCTGATTTCACCGACGCCGGGGACATTGCCAGCCATCAGCGGCTCCCCTCGTAGACGACGTCAGGCTCGATTCCACCGGCAAAGGTCCAGGTCTCGCTTGCGGGGATACGGAGCTTCGCGCGAGCGTGCCGCGTCGATACACGTTGCGGGCAAAAGCCCTGCGCATTGATGGCCGTCTCTGTCGAGAACGATGCCGCGACCTTCAGCGACTCGCGCGCACCGACGCTGCAATAAGCCTCGTCGGCATCAGTGATAGGATACAGGCCGCGGATGAATAGACGCTTCGCAATGCCAGATTGCTCTGACGTGGTGAGCGTCGCCTCCTTGTTCGACCCGGTGAAATACGACAATTCAGCATCAGCATTGAACATGCCCAAGTTGTTCAGCGATGCGTTGGAGTAGTCGTCGAGGCTCGTGTCCAAATCGTCGATCGCGCCAGCGACATAGCCGCCAGACGTATAGGCATTAGAGAACGTCGAGCCCTGCAGGTCGATGTGCGTCCCGTCGATGACGGTGATTGTCCACGTTCCATTGGCTTCAGTCGTGCCGCCGACGTTGTGAACGTCTTTGATGTCGCTCGTTGTCCATCCGGTCGTGCTGGAGACGGTGAGGCGAATGAGGCCCGCGCCGTTGTTAGCCGCGCCTGAAATGGCGATACCGTTGATTGCGCCGAGCGCCTCTAGCGTCAGTCCTGGACGGCCGATGGACCCAATCATGGTCCCCACAAGCTCTATAGGAGACCAGCGGTTGAGCTGAGCGTTGTAGACGAGAGCCCGATTGAACCGATCGCCTGCATATGACGTCTCGTGGTACGTCCACAGGATCAGGTTATTGGCCGGATCGGACACCGCCTGAATTAGCCCGTGCTTGGCCTGGTCGGCGATGGCGAGGAACGTTCGGTCGACGCGCTCGTGACCGATCGGGGAGATTTGCCCGTCACTGGTGAGGCGCACGAAGCCCTTGAGGCTCAGGCAGTAGATAAGCCCGTTGCTCTCGACCACGGACCACGGTGCGAACGTGCCAACGTCGGTGGCGATGCGGTCGATCTGGAATATGATGTCCGAGCCAGGCGTGAACGTCATCCGACGCACGGATTGCTCTTGGATGATCAAGCCGTATTCACCGCCGACAACGCGCTGAACGGCGCCACCATCGGGCAAATCCTGATAGTCCGAATAGTTCGTGCCGACTGTCCATGTCGTGATCGCGTTGAGACCAGACCACTGCACCCGCCGCGGCTGGCCATTGATGTTCGAAGCCACGAGGAAGCGGTTGACGATAGCGAGGAATGCCGCCTGAGGTGGCGAGCCGGCGAGATCTGCGAACGCCGAATCCGACTCGACGTCGAACACTTGCATCACGTCGTTTGCCTGGGTGGCAATGACCTTCTGATTGAACTGGACGAATGACCAGTTTGCCGCCGTGGCAAGCGGGGAATACGTGCCGGCAGCCTTGCTGACATCGGTCCACTCGAGCGTGGTGTTGTCGAGAAGGTATAGCTTGTCATCCGTGCCGGCGAAGATGGCCAAGGTCTGATCGTTGCGGCGAGCCATGAATAGGCCGCGGGGATTGTCGGGGAGTGCGCCAGTGATAGCCGTTGCGTCCTTGACCGGCCCATACCCATCCGAACGCGGGATGACGTTCAGCAAAGTCGCGGTCGATTGACCGTTGAAATCGCTGACGTCAGGCCGGTATTCGGGGAACGGGAGGACTGGCATCAGAACTCCATCGCTCTGATACGGCCCTTGGCCGCCTGCGTGAGCATGGCGGTGCGGCCCTTCAATTGGTCATAGGCTTCCTCGAGCGCCTGCGTCATCGTCTGAGCGAGGTCGATGTCCTTCAGGACGTGCAGGGCGAGTTCAGCCTTGGCGCGCGAGCGAATGAGCCGCTCGGCGTGCGTCATCCACGGGTTTGACGCTTCGCCATCGCTTGCCGGAGCCGCGACCTTGTACGAGGCACCAATGCGAACCGTGTAGACGGCATCTGGAGTAGGATAGAGCCGGATCTGATCGCCGTACCACGTATAGGCCCATGGCTGCCCGGTGCCATCTGTGCCCGTGCTGTCGATCTCCATGTCTTCTGGGCGCTCATACTCGAGCTGATGCGCCTGAGTGCCGACGTACACGACGACGTAATCGATCTTCTGGATTTTGCCGATGTCGGCATCGTCGCTCGAGCTGTAGAATTCCTGATCGGCCACTGTGACGAACGTCAGCGCGCGAGATTCGTTGAAGTGGAACCGCTCGTCTTCGTAGGCGGCAATAGCATCAGTGATGGCGTAAGCAATCTGTGACGTCAGATCGCTTCGCGCCAGTTCGTCGGCGATTCTCGCCTTCATGATGGTCTGTGTGGTCACAGGATCTCCAGCGTGATCTCAAAGACCTCAGAACTCGTCGGCGTGTAGGTGCCGATGGCTTGAATTAGCCCGTAAATCCTGGAATTCAGGGCTGGCAGCTTGAACACGGCACCGTTCGTGATCGTGAACGCCTTCCACAGATACGCGGTGCCCGACATCGCGCCGGTCGTCATGTCCGCCGCAATGGAGTCGATGTAGTACTGAGCTGTGCTAACGGCGAATGCCCCGTTGTCGCCGTTGGTGACGACGGGAGATGCCGAGAACAAGTGAATGCGGAAGCTGGCCTGCGTGGCGACGTTGGATGACTTCGCCACGCGAATACGAGAGATGTGGCCAGCAGTGCCAACACCGTTGGTTGCCCATGACAAAGGCGTCACGGAGCCAGCGGTTGCACTGTTGGCAATCAGGTCGTTGGCATCGTAAGCGGTTGTTCCGCTCACTTTGGTCATGGTGGCGAATGGCGTGTACATTTCGCCTCCCTTAGAGAGCCTTGACGACCATGAAGTAGATTTTTAGCGTTCCATCCAGCGCCACAGCGGAGGCGTGAAGATTGGAAATCTTGAACTCCACCGTGCTCGCCGTGACAGTCGCTCGGGTCAGCGTCGGCGTGCCTGCGGTACAGGTGCCGAAGCCGATCGTTGCCAGCACGAAGTCGCCAGCAGCAACCTCGCTATTGGTCAGCGTGACCGTGGCGACGGCGTTCTGAGCGCTCGTAAGTGCTTCAGTCGTGATGATGCCGATGCGCGAGTTGATGGTGACAGCGGCAGACGATGCAGTGCCAAGACCGATCTCAGACGAGAGGCCAGCCAACTGCATAAACATATTGCGGTTTTCGGTATTGATACCTGCGGCGCCCGTGGGCATGTGCTTCTCCTATGAGAGAGGTTAGGGGGAGACCGAAGCCTCCCCCGTCATGCCCTTAGTAGGCGGTGCGCGGGTTCGGGAAGATGTACATGGCGTACACAACCGCCGAACCGGCCGTGATCGTCGAACCCGACGTGATGGAAGCAACGATCGAGATATCGGCGGTTGCCGAGTAATCGTTGTTCGCCACATGCGGGTCGGTCGAGACGTCGCGGATATGGCCGGCAGTCGTCATGACGAGCGCCGAGCCGAAGGCGTCGGGATCGTCGGACGTGCCGAGATCCATCACCACAGAGCCCGCAGTGAAGGCCGTGGTGACAACGGCGCCGACCTGGATCACGACAGCGGTCGGCGGGATCTTGCCAATTGTGACCACAAGGTCATCATCGGCGAAGGTCAGCGTCTTCGCGACGTAGTGCACCATGCTCTGATGGTATTCCTGGCCCTGTGCGCCAGCGGTGTTCGTAGCCATGTGTTTGTGCTCCTATTCGCTGGCTGATCAGGACGAGGCGGTGGCGTAGGACGAGACAACGATGCTGCCGAAGTCGACCGAGTTGAACACGGTCTTCTTGAGCCCGCAGATGCCCCACGCCGAGACCTCGAGCTTGCGCTTGTGGTCCAGCAGTTCCTCGTTCCAGCGGTATTTGTTGACCCCGGTGTTCTTCTTGCCGTGGGCTGCAACCGCCGCCTGGGCACCAAGGAGGACCGCGCGACGAACCGTGGTGATGGCCGCACCCGACGAGCCGTTGACGCCCTGGGTGACGTCCTGAGACGTGCGGAGGATGACGCCGTTGTACTCGCCGAGAGCGCCGGAATAGATCGGGCTCTTGCTCGACTCCATGCCGGCCATCGCGGCCTTCTGGATGTCCAGCCACTGGCCAGTCGAGGCGTTCGTACGCATCGAGGTGACCTGATAGGGGTGGAGGTACATGACGTACTTCTTGCCGCCGCCGATGCGGACAGGCTTCACCATGTTGTTGCCAACCTTGGCCATCTCGACCGCCTGGTCGATGAGGTTCAAGGTGAAGGTGTCGGCGCTGGTGATGTCTTGGTCAGCGGTACCGGAGCCGGCAACGATGCGGCGCGTGGACGACGGAGCAACAACAGCGTTTAGGCCGGTGTACTTCGTGTTGGTTTGGACAGTGTAACCGCACATTTGGTTGAAAAACCATGCGGATTTGCGGTCAGCCCACCATTCCGCGAGAGCGTCCTTGGCTTCTTCGCGCAGGTTCATGTGGACGCGCTGTGCGTCGATGGTGTTTTCCGACTTCACGCCGACGATGTGACCAAGCTCGTTGATCAGGATCGAGTCGGAGTAGATCGAGAGCGCTTCGCCGTTGCCTTCAGCGACTTCGTTTTCCGTGCGGCCGTCGCCAGCGAGGCGCGTGCGCAGGGCAAACGTCACCTTGTCGCCGGCGCCCTTGCTGGTCTCATCCTTCACATGGATGATCGAGTTGGGATCGCTGCCGAATAGCGGGGCTATGTCGAGCATTTCGCGCTCGGCAACTGCCATGGACTTTGCGTAGAGCTTTACCGCGAGAGCGTCATTGACGCCGAATGAAGTCATAGCCATGAGTGGCCGCCCTTCCTGATGAGGATGTTTTCAGGTGCTGCGCGGTATCGCTGCGCGGGCGGAACGGTCTGGCATCAGCCATAGAGACCGGGGCTATGTGCGGTGTGGTTACGGACCGCAGCCGGAACGGCAAAACGCGCCGGGACAAACCAACAAGTGGTTCGCCGCGTCGCTCTCTCGCACTGGATCTTGGGGGATCTTAGTCTTTGATGGAAGTTGCGGTGACCAGCCGCTCCATCGGTATTAGCCGCCCATCAATTCCCGCATCTTGGCTTTACCCAACTTCGCGGAGACGGCTGCAAACTGTTCTTCATCCATATCTGCAAGTGCGGCTAATGTCAATCCCTCACCAGATGTTCCACCAGCATTTGTTAGCGACGCGCCTGCTGTTTTCTGCGCTTGTGCAAGCTCGCCGATACGTTTCATCGGATCGTTTGCCGCGTCCTTTGCCTGCGCAGCGGTCGCTCTGAATCCGCGAGCAATCGCGATCTTGTGCAGCATCTGCGCAGGCGACATGCGAGACTGAAACGCATTTTGCACAATCGACCGTTCCTCTTGTGCGATAAGGCGATTGCGTTGCATGACATCGTGCACGCCTGCGGCCTCAAGTTCCTGATGACGCGACGACATGAGGTAGCCGTAAGCGTCTTTGAAGTCGGGCGTCTCGCTCAGGTACGACTGAGCATCACGCATGTAGGCATCTTGCATCGCTCGCGAGTTCTCACGGGCTTCGCCTTGCTGCCGCGTGTTGTTGATCTCCGCCTCGAGCTTCGCAATCTTGCTCATTGCGTGGTTGAGCGCGCCGATGGGATCTGTGTCCGGGTTCGGCTCAGGCGTGCCTGGGTTAACCGGCTCGCTGGCCTTGCCCAAGATGTCGTTCAGGACGTTCAAGCGCTCGTCGGCGCGGGCCATCTTCTCCCGAGTGGTGTGGAGTTCGTCCCGTGTCGCCTTGTACTTCTCTCTGACCTCATGAAATGCCTGGTGAGGGACGAAGCGGCCCTTGCCGTCTCGTGGCTTGCCGTCCGGGCCGAGCGTGACGAGTTCGTCAGGGTTGTCGATGTCAAGATCAGGCGATTTCTGCACAGGTTCTGGCGATGTGTTCGCCTCCTGCACACTTCCGTTGTTCTCTGCCTCAAGCCCCGCCGTATCAGTGCCCCCGCTCTTGAAATAAGCAGCCTCAGCCGGAGTGAATGACTCGCTGCTGTCGCCTGTAGACATTTCAGTGCTCATTGTGCCCCCATTGCTCCATTAGGTACTGTCGGCATCGTCGGAACCTGCGGCCCCCTGTTCTGGTCGCTCTGGCTTGGCTCGACGATCATTGGATCAGAGATGCCCACGCTCGGCGTGCCTTCCAATAGGTCGGCTTGGTGACGTGCAAGGTTGGCCTGAGCGCCAGCAACCGCAGCGTTGGCGAGGTCCAGCACGCCCTTGGCTCGTGCGGCAGCAGCGCCTGCGCTGTTCTTGTCGGCCGTGGACTTGTTGACCTCGATCTTGGCCATAGCGTCGGCGATCATGAGCTGCTTTTGCTGCTCTGCGTCGGCGTTGGGCTCGCTCGCCTTCTGTGCCAGCTCCTTGAGGCTCTCGACGACCTTGGACGGCAGTGGCGAGAATTCCAGCAAGGTCAGCGCTACCTCTGGCGTCATGAAGTCCTTGAGCATCGGCATGAGCTGGATGATGAATTGCCACGTCTCCTGCTTCTGGTTCGGAGACGTCGGCGAGTCGTCAATGATGACCTCGAACTTGCCGAGCGTGTGGTCCTTCAAGAGCGGGACAGCCTTCATTCCGTCCTGACCAGCCACGCGGATCATGCGGCCATCGGCGAGATAGGTCTGGATGAACACCAAGCGCACTCGGCCTACGTTCTTGCGGAACCGCCGAAGCGAATCGAACATCGTGGCGAGGATGGTCATAGCGGCTTGCTTGCGCTGAGCTTCGAGCACGCCCGGCTGATTGGCGTCTCTCATCCCGAGCAGTTCGAGGTTGATGCCAGTTACGTCACGGATGGACGACACGGCGAACTCGAGCAAATTGACATAGGCTGTTGGGATGCCGACGCCCGGCTTCTGCATGATCTTGCCCTTGGAGATCGCTCCAGGGGCCGTGAATGTGATTGCATCGGGCTGCGCGTAGGTGTCTTGGGCCTCGCGCATGTCCTCGAACGAATCCTTCTCGGCGAGGATGCCGCCCTTGGCCGTGGTGTTCAGGATGTGCAGCGTCTGGCTGAGCCACTTGTTCGCCCACATCTGCGGATCGCGCATGAGGCGGATAAGGCCGAACCATGTTCCCTTGTTGCGATCACGCTCGCCAGTGATGCAGCTATAGGTGAACGAGTCGCGGGCCGGGCAGTCCATCACCTCGCCGATGATGACCTTGCCGAGAAAGGCGTGCTTGTAGACCTTCCTCGTCTGCCTGACGTGCGTGTATTGGATGCCATTGGAGCGCGCGAGCTGCTCGAACTCGTCGAAGCGGGCCTGGTCTAGCTCAGCCTCCTGCGGCTGATCGCCTGGGATGGCATAGCCGACACGAAACACTGATTTCCGCTCGATCCACTGAGCATGAACGATATAGACGTCGTTGTCCGCTGATCCAGTGGTGTTCTCATCGCGGCGGCGACGTTCCTCGACGGCCTTGCCCGGCTCAGTCTCGGCGCCCACAGCCCACGACGCGTCCAGGTCATCGTCCATGATGTTCTGAGCGCCGATCGATGCCGCGAAGTCCTTGGCTTCGTCCAGGCTCATCTTGCGCACCCGGAACACACGCCTTGCATCGTTCAGGTTCTTCGCACGAGCCGATCGATCCCAATACATTTCGAGGGGATCAACCTTCGTCTCGACGTACATCCCGTTAGGGTCTTCCTCATAGGATATGCGGGCCTCAGTCCAGCCCATGCCGACGATGATAGCGTCTTGGAATGCCTCGCTCTGCTCGTCCTCAGCGTCACAGCCATCGGCCATCCACTGGCTTGCAGACGTCAGCAGCTCATTGGCCTTGATCGATCCGGGCTCGTTGCCTCTCGGGAGATAAACGGTATCGTGCCGCCCATTGATCTCGATGCCAGCAACGGCCTTGATGATGGACAGCGCCCGATTGAACGTGATGACCGGCCGCTTCTGCTCGCTCAGTGCGGCAGCATCCTCGGAGCTCCACTGGTCGCCAGCGGCAAAGCCGAAGTCTGCCTTGGCTTGGCGCCTCCACTCGGAGCTGTGCTCCATATCCGCGATGAACCACTTCTTCAGGTTCAGATAGAGAGCATCCGTATCGAGCTTGGACGGCTCGCCTGTCGGCTCTACG